AATAAATAAATTGTTTGTTAATACTAATTTCGCTATATATAAATACAACGAAATTTAAATTGGGAAAATTAAAAAGTGAGAAATAGTTTGGGCGTCTTTGATTACTCACCTAAATACTCTCATTACTAATTACTTAATACTAATTAGTAAATTTTTACTCAAAAATCTATCTCAGAATCGTCTAATTGAAATTAGTTTGACCTAATATACTAATTAGACAATTCTCAGACAACTGATTAAAGTATTTGACGAATTGCTTCGTCAAATACTTTTTTAAATTCCCAAGACGGAATTGCTTCCGTCAGAGAGTTCTCTCCCCACATCTTCTGTAGAGCTATTTGCCCTACAGAAAATGAAATGTCCAAATGGGAAAACTCCCATTTGGCGTCATCAGTACCTGCGTACTGATCGTCTACCTCTCGGTAGACAGTCGTACATAAGTAGTACGACGTACCCCATTTACGGGGTATTTGCACCAATATTGTATTGGTGCTAATTTCATTTATCAACATAATAAAAAAAAGATTTTATAAATACTTGGCATTATTGCCTAGTTAGCGTAAGTTTGAGAATATGAGAAAAAAATTGAAAATAGGAGAAGGAAAAAAAATGAAAGAAGCTTATGCTTCTTTCATTTCTAGGGTAACATACTTGTTACCCTTAGCGGATACACGTTCTACTTGTTGTAGAACGTAATCCGCTTGAGCGACTAGTTTGTCGCCATTCTGGCAAGATGGTGGCAAACTAACGCTCAATCCTAGACCTTGTAAGGCTAGGATTTCCTCTCCATCTGAGTTCATCAGTTGGAGAGCTTGCATTGGATGCATAAGACTTGTATAAGTCTTACCATCCAATTTTACTTTAGATACCACAAGGAAACTTCCTTTTGGTACCCGGAATGTTTTTAATTCCGACATAATTTTATAAAATTATTTTGTTAATACTTCGATAGAGTGCGTTTGAGAATAGGAGTCGAGCGAAGCGAGATAACAACAAACCAACATAACATAAGATACACAACAAAAGTACAAGTAGCATAACATAACATACCAAGTACAACATAACATAGATACAGTACAAACAAGAGTAAGATAACATACATGATGTAACATAAACTAACATACATTATAACATGATATAATATATCCAGCCAAAAAAAGTGAATATCATATATAAAATAGGGGAGGGGGATTTCGACATTTCAAAAACCGAGGGGGGCAGTCAGCCAGAGAAGAAAAAAAACGCACATTTTATGTCATAAAAAAATTTTTTTTTAAAAAAAAGTATACCCCCTATATTTTATCCCTACTAAAAAATTTTTTTTATAAAAATTTTGTATTCAATCTATTTTTTACTATATTTGCAGTCTAATCCCTACCAAACAAATGTAGGTGTCAGCTCAAATGGATGTAACGAATCACTATGAGTTTAGAAGTCGGGTTGGCTTAGTAATACTTGATATGAACAGTGTTGTCCCCGATAGATTAGAAAATTGCTATAGTATAAAGACTAAGGTCACTAGGAATTATAACACGCACAACAGATCGGTTAAAAATGGCAACCAGAGTAGTTTATCTGGCAATGTTGCACATGGGGTGGGCTGATGCGTTGACAAACCAGGGCGTAGGTGGAAAAGTTAATTTCATACCTTTAACAGGTATAAAGAGTCTAGCTGCTTAGACTGAAATTAAGTAATGCGTACGGTTAGTTCGGAAATCTATAGTTAAAATCGGTAGTTGGTGACAACATACTCAACCATTACATAGCACAATTATGTCTAATTTTTTATGTCAAAAAACATCAAAATTATCGTCTTAGCGACCACCCCTCTTTGGGGTGGAGTATACGGATACTCCATTAAAAGTTTACTTTTGATGAGTAGTTGTATAGTTCAATCGTTAAATTTTATTTAACATTGATAACGTACTCCCATCCAGGAATTTTTTAAAATTACTGAATCGGAATGAAGTGAAGCGAGAATGCAGATTATGTAATGGTAAAAAAGAGTGTCACGGTGAAGACTATCAAATTTAAAGTAAAGTAAAATGCAATTAAATATTAAAATTAAACCACTAAGAAATTAGTGGTTTTTTATTTAATAAATTTTACTATCTTTGTAAACTCAATTAAAACTATTATGGCAACTAAGATTAATTTAAAAGTAACAAAAGAACGATTAGATGTAATAGTATTACATTTAAAGATCTACAACTTATTTGTATTAAACGATAAGTTAACAACAAAAGAATTAGATATAGCTTCATTTATTTATGATAAACAATATGAAGTTATAGATACAAGTGAAAGAAAAGAAATTAAAGAATACTTTAAGATTTCAAATGCAGGTGTATCTATTTATATTAAAACATTACTAGAACATAATATACTAGTTAATAAAGATGATAGTATAGTTATTAATAGTAAACTAAATAGTAAGTTTGAAAATATGGTTTATAACTTAAATGTAGTAATTAATGAAAGATCCGAGGATACTAGTAGAGAAGTTTAAGTTAACTCACGAAGTTAGTTTATGTACTACTGAATTATATAATTTATTTAGACTAGTAGTTACTAAAATGATGAAGAAGATGGGTAATGGATCAGATATAAGATTTAAATACTTTGGATCATTTCAACTAGATAAGAAATTACTTAATAAAAGAAACTACTCTTTAACTAAACATGATGCTCATTTAGGTAAATTTAAAATCCAATATGAGGAATTAACAAAATTAATAAAACTATATGAAAGCAAAAGTAATATTGAATAATATTAAAAGTTATATAGAAGGAAACATTAGATATAAACTATATTATAGTAAGTATTTTAAATGTTTACTAAGAGATCATATTATAGAACAAATTGAATATAGAATTAACTCCATTAGACAAAATTGTTATATAATGGGTCAATGTGAAATGTGTGGTTGCTCAACTACTGCATTACAAATGTGCAGTAAATCATGTGAAGGTCATTGTTATCCAAGCATGTTATTTTTTAAAATAGATTGGCAATACGCTAAGGAAATAGGATACTTTGAAGATTTTGAAATTGATATTAACAATAAAAAATTTAATTTAATATGTGGGAGCAAACTGTAATAGACTTGGGTAATGTAAGAAAGAATACTAAAAAATCATTTAAATTTAAAGGTGATGTTGGTAATATAAAATCTATAAAAGCAGGATGTGGTTGTACTAGTGTAAAGAAAGATGTAGATGGTATAGTAGGGTCAATACAAATAGGAGAAATACCAAAGCACTTAAAAGAAACTACACTAAGACAAACTAAATCAATAGTAGTTACGTATACTGATAGCGATGATACTGAAAAATTATTTATAACTTATACTATTGTTTAATTATGGATATATTTAGAAAAGTAGAAAATACTATTCTACCAACTGAATCCATTCTATTGGTAGAACCATTTAAAACAATGTGGACTGAAGATAAGTCTAAAGATAAATCTAATGTATTAAAAGATTTTGCATTTATAGAACTGTATTGTTCGCTTAAGAAATCTAATCCATTTTCTGGTTATGAAGAAGAAAAGAGATTAGATAAAGTTAAATTAGAAGTATATAAAGACATAAATTATAAATTATCTGATTTGACTCTAAAGGCAATTGAGGTATATAAAGAGTTTATGTTAAACGCATCATCTAGTTATGATGATTATTTAAAAGCAGACAGATTATTAACTAAGATTAAAAGATTCTTAGATGAAGTAGATCCTAATGAAAGAGATAAATCTAATAAACCAGTTCATAAAGCATCTGAGCTAATTAGTGCTGCTAAGAATTTATTAAGTCTGTCATCTGATTTAAGTTTGTTTAAGGAAAAAGTAATGTCTGATACATTGCATTCAACAAATAAAACAAGTAAACAAATTAGTGATTTTGAAAGATGATACGTAATGAACAAGGTGAATGGTTGAATACAGATGTCTTTAGACAGGAAGCTATTCAATTTTTAAAACATGGGTATTATACTGATGCGCCTGAAGGAAGTCATGAGTTTAAAGAATATTGGCAAACTCAATTAGAACGATGTAGAAATGGATATGAAATTGATGGTGTAAGAATAACTGGTCATCATTATCATTACTTAAACTTTTGTCAAATTAAACTTACAGATGAAGGTGATTCTAAAAATGTAAGAACATCTAAAAAGATTAAAACATTTCCTAATTTTTATGATGGAGATTATGATTTCTTTTGGTCATATGAAATAGCAGAAAAAGGAATTGACAAAGATGAATACCATAGACTACAATTAAAAGTAAGTGTAAAAGAAGATAATTTAGATGGTGGTAGGTATTTAATTTGTGTAAAGGCAAGACGTAAAGGATATTCTTATAAATCGGCATCTATATGTGCTAATATATATAATACAGTTAGAAACTCATTAGTTCTAATTGGTGCAGGTATAGAGATGTATGCAATGGGTAACTTTAAGATGGTAAAGGATTACCTTAACTTTCATAATAAACATTGTCCTGGTTTCAGAAAGAATAGATTAATTGATACAAAAGATCATATTAAATCTGGATTCTATGAAGAAATAAATGGAGTTAAAACTGAAGGTGGTTATGGATCTGAAATAATGATTATATCATTTAAAGATAATGCCGATGCGGCGAGGGGAAAAGACGCCAACCTAGTCATATTTGAGGAAGGTGGTAAATTTAATAATTTAAAAGATTCGTTTTATGCAACAGATGATACCTTAAGAGATGGTAAATATATTTCTGGTATGGCATTAATATTTGGTACATCTGGGGATATGGAGAAAGGTGGTACACTAGATTTATCGACTATGTTTTATGATCCAGAACAGTTTAACTGTTTAGCTTTTGATAATATATGGGATACTAATGCTAAAGGTTCTTATGCTGGGCTATTTCATCCTGCTCATTTAAACATGGTAGGGTTTATGTCTAAGCAAGGTAATTCTAAATATAAAGAAGCATTAAATCATATTAATGATGAGATTGAAAAAAGACGTAAATCAGGTAAAGGTAGTATCACTGTTAAAAAATATCTTACTGAAAATCCACGTACACCAGCAGAAGCATTCAGCATTAGTTCTAATAATGACTTTCCAACAGTAGAATTAGATGCTCAATTAAATTATATAATGGCTAATAATTTACATGTAAAGTTATCTACTCCTGTAACTTTATCAAGAGGATTAGATGGTAAAGTAAAGGCAGAACCAGATTATAATAGCAAATTAATACCAATATGGACAGATAGACCTGATCCGTCAGCATTAGAAGGGTCAGTTGTTATATATGAATTTCCAGTTGCAAATGCACCTAAAGGATTATATAAAATAGGATATGATCCATATAGACAAGATCAAGGTACTTCTTTAGCGTGTATTATAGTTTATAAATCTAACAATCGATTTGAAGGTTGTAGAGATGAAATAGTAGCTAAATACTTAGGCAGACCTAAAACAGCAGATGAATGTAATAGAATAGCAGAAATGCTTACCGAGTTTTACAATACAGAATTAATGTATGAAAATGAAGTTGTAGAGGTAAAGAATTACTTTGAGCGAAGAAAGAAGTTACATCTATTAGCATTACAACCAGATTCTGTAATCAGTACTAATATTAAAAACTCAAAAGTAAGAAGAGTTTATGGTTGTCACATGAATGAGAAAATGAAAGATGCTGGTGAAAAATATATAAAGAAATGGTTGCTAGAAGAACGGGATGTAGATGAAGATGGTAACGTAATTTTAAATCTACATAAAATGTATGATCCAGTATTAATTAAAGAATTAATTAATTATAATCGTAAAGGCAATTTCGATAATTGTATGGCATTTATGCAAGTAATGTTTCAACTAGAAGAAGAAGTACTTGATAAAGTTTATGAGAAAAAAGAAGTTAATAATGTAGCTAATGAAATTTCAAATTTTTTTAATATATATAGAAAATGATAAATGATAAAGTTTTAAACTTTGGTGAGGTAGCAATGGATCGTAGAGATGACATTACTCAAGCTCAAAAAGAAGCTAAATCTTTTGCTTGGTATAAATCAAGAATGAATAGCATTGGGGTATTAAATGGTACTAATGTAGTAATTCCTTCTGAAAATGGTTTTATTAATAATGATCCATATGGTATGCAAATCAATTATGATTTATACAATGGTAAGCTACATAGAGAAGACATGTCGGCTACTTATAAAATAGGTGGTATAGATTTAGAAGTTCCAAAAGATATTTCTCATAGAGATATAATTTCACCAATAATTAAGTTCCTAGAAGGAATGGAAGTTAAACGTCCTTTTCGATGGAAAGTAGTAGCTACTAACCCAGAAGCAACTACAAGAAAAGAAGAAGAGAAGTTTAAAAAAATTGCTGAGTTTGTAGTTCAAGAAATAAAAAAAGGAATTTCTATAGAAGTAGAAAGACAGAGGAAAGAAATGGAAATGCAGATGCTAGAGCAAAACAAAGTTCAAGCACAACAATCCGAACAGCCTCAACAACAAGAGATGTCAGACCAAGCAGATCCTCAACAACAACCATTAGAGCGACCTCAGGCGAGTTTAACTCCTGATCAACAAAAGCAAATTGAACAGTTTGTAGAGGAACAAACTAAAGCTATGACTCCTCCAGAAGTAGATACTTACATGAAGAGAAAGCATCAAGATCCAGCTGAAATATTAGCAAATCAACTATTGAACTATTTAAGAAGGAAAGAGAATCTTGAATACAAATTTCAAAAAGGTTGGAAGCATGCGTTGATAACAGGTATGGAAGTATTTAGAATTAAAGAAGGTCACGATTCATTAGTAGTGGATGTTGTCAATCCATTAAATTTTAGATTTGCTAGAAATTTAAAATCAGAATACATCGAAGATGCTGATTGGGTTAGTTACACAAGATATTTGACCCCTTCAGAGATTATATCTGAATATCCAGAGCTTACAGAACAACAAAGAAAAGAGATATATCAATACAACATTAATTCAGCTGTAGGACAGAATGGTGATTTCTTTTCGCATGGTACAGTTAATTATAATGCAGGTCATCCTATAAGTGGTAATTATGGTCATATTAATGAATCATCTAATTATCTAAGAGAAACTGGTATTGCTGTATTACATGTACAATTTAGATCTTTGAAAAAGATTGGTTTTTTAAAGTATTTAGATATGGAAACAGGTATGGAATTAGAAACTATTGTTGATGAAAACTATAAAATAAATAGAGATGCTGGTGACATAGGTATAGAATGGAAATGGATTGAGGAATTACATGAAGGAACTAGAATTGGTAGAGATATATACATTAAATGTAGACCAGTACCGAATCAATTTAAATCTATATCGGATTATGGAATGCATCATAAACTGGAATACATAGGTGTTACTTATGATAGTTTAAATTCAGAAATGACAAGTGTTGTAGATAGATTAAAACAAATGCAGTATTACTATAATGTAATTATGTATAGATTAGAAGAATTACTATCTTCTGATATGGGTAAAAAAGTATTCTTTAATATGAATATGATTCCATCTTTCCCTGGTGGAGAATCTAATAGAATTACAACCTGGTTAAAATATTTAAAGGAATTAGGAATTGGATTTTATGATCCAAATGAAGAGGGTAATAAAAGTCAAGATGGTAATGCAGGTTCAATTGCTAAGGAAGTTGATATGTCATTAGTATCTGATATTACTAGGTATATGGAGTATGCTGAATATGTAGTTAGAAAAGCAAGAGATCTTGTTGGAGTAAACGATCAAATGCTTGGTCAAATTGCACCAAATGAAGCTGTAAGAAATACTCAACAAGCAATA